AACAACATTGTGTACAGCGATTCCTATGAAGGTCTGCACACAGAAGACCAAGCTCTGGTTATCCGACGGCTGTACGATGAGTATCTGTGCGACTACATTGTGCTGGACTGTACCGGCCTCGGTCTTGGCGTTTATGATGCGCTTGTGCGCGACATCGTTGACCCTGATACTGGGGAAGTGTATCCGGCTTTGTCCTGTTGTAACGACCAGGAGATGGCGGCACGATGCACAACGACCGGGGCGGATAAGGTCATTTGGTCTATCAAGGCTTCTCCGAAGCTGAACTCTGACTGTGCGGTTCTTCTGCGCGAAGGATTCAGAAGCGGCAAAATCAGATTACTGATGACGGAATATGACGCCGACGTTGTTATGTCGGAAATCAAGGGGTATAAGTCCCTATCTCCATCCGAAAAGGTAAAGCTGCAAATGCCGTATGTTCATACAACGCTGCTCATCAATGAGCTGGTCAAGCTGCAGCATGAGGAGTCCGGCGGTCGTGTACGTGTGTACGAACGGTCTGGTATGCGGAAAGACCGCTACTCCAGTCTAAGCTATAACTACTATGTGGCGCTCCAACTGGAAAGCAAATTGGGCAAGCAGAGAAGCAACAACTTTGAGTCCAATATGTTCCTGTACAGGCCACCCAAAGTCAAATAAGAAAGGCGGTGATTACAACGAGTGAAGGAAATAAGATTGACGGTATGATTGGTATTTCTGAGCGTTTTGCGCTGCTTAACCGGCTGATTACGCGGGACGTAAACAACAACACAAACGCACCGACGTTTTCGCTGTACTCCAAGGATGAAATCACTACATACCTTTCCAATCCTTACCAGTATGAGAAACAGCTCCGTCGAGCGGTTACATACATCTATGGCGCAAGTTCCCATTTCCGAAGGCTCATCCAGTATTTCGCCGGTCTTTCCGATTTGTCGTTTGTCGTATCGCCATATCGCATTGACCCTGCCAGCGCAAATATCAAGTCTATCAATCGGAACTACCGAAAGGTATTGAACGCAATGTCTGCCATGAATGTGCGGACACAGTTCCCGAAGATTTTGACGGTATGCCTGCGTGAGGATGTGTTCTACGGAACAATGTGGGTGACAAACGACAACATCACTATCCAGCAGTTGCCGTCTGATTACTGCACCATTTCTACGATTGAGGGAAATGTTCCGAACGTCACATTCGACTTCTCCTACTTTGACGCACGCTCAGCTTTGCTGGAGTTCTATCCTGCCGAGTTTAACACAAAGTATTCGGCGTATCAGAAAGACCGCAGAAACTTGCGGTGGCAGGAGCTGGACTGTCCGACTTCATTCGCTATCAAGTGCAACAATGATATCCTCGATTACGCCCTCCCGCCGTTTGCGGGGATTCTGCGCGAGGTATACGACCTTGAAGACTACAAGCAGCTCAAGCTGACGAAGACCACGCTGGAGAACTATGCCATGCTGGTCATGACGCTCGGCACGGACGATGAGGGCAACTGGACTCTGGACTATAACAAAGCCAAAGAGTTCTGGCGGAACCTTGACGCTGTTCTGCCGGAGGAGGTGGGGTCTATCCTCTCCCCTATGCCCATCAACAAAATCAGCTTTGAGAAGTCAAACACCGGCGACACAGATACCATTTCTGAGGCGGAGCAAAACCTGTTTACCGCCGCTGGTGTTTCCTCTTTGCTGTTTAACAACGATAAGGCATCCGCAAATGCGCTGTTGCTTTCTATCAAGGCAGACCAGACGATTACATATGGAATCGTGAAGAGCATTGAGGATGCAGTGAACCGATATGTCCAGGCACAGAGCTATGGGAAAAACTTCAAGGTAACATTTTTGGATTGCAGTCCCTACAACCGTAAGGAACTGGGAGACCAATATCTGAAAGCGTGTCAGTACGGCCTGCCATTCGTCTCTATGTATGCGGCCAGTCAAGGGCTGTCTCAGAGTGAGATGGATTGCATGAATTTCCTGGAGAACGATGTGCTTGGACTGATTGACCGGTTTAGACCGCTGCAGAGTTCGACCCAGACCTCAACATCGTCTTCTGGCGGCAAGGGTGCGACAGACGAAGGCGGCGCTCCGGTAAAAGATGTCGGGGATTTGACCGACAGCGGCGAACAGTCACGAGAGGATGGTGATGACTGGTGACAGGATTCATCTATGTTTTCAGTGACGAAGGGCGGGATGCCTTGTTGGCTCGCCAGTACGAATTGCTGAAAAGCGATGAGGCCAAGCATATCTATGTCTTTGTAAACAAAGGCGAACAAGATTTTGCGTGTGATGGTGTTCCATATGCGCTGTCCAACACGTTGACTTTCTAACCCGCATGGCGATGCTATGCGGGATTTACTATGCCAAAAGGTGGTGAACTGTTATGAGTGAGCGGAATATGAGAATCGTTTTCTCATCCGGCATCAGCGACCTCACAGAGCGCAACACTTCTTTTGACTCTGGTGTGCTCCGGGTTGCCTATGTTGGCAAGAACCGCAACAACAGCTTCATCAGCAAGGAGACTTTTGAGCGTTGTATGCCGAGTATTTACAACTGTCCTATCGTCTGCCGCTACGACAGAGAGGAGGATATTATCGGTTCGCACGATATGGAGCTTGTCGTCAGCGATGACGGCAGTATGCGTATTGTGAACATCACGCAGCCTGTCGGCATTGTTCCCGAAAGCGCCAGATACTGGTGGGAGGAAATCGAGGACGATTCCGGTGTGCATGAGTATCTGTGTGCCGATGTTCTACTCTGGAAAAGGCAGGAAGCCTATAAAAAGATTAAGGAAGACGGTATCACAGACGAGTCGATGGAAATCTCGGTCAAAGAAGGCAAGATGGTTGACGGCGTCTATGTCATCGAACGCTTTGAGTTCACGGCATTCTGCCTGTTAGGTACGGCTGAGCCCTGCTATGAATCCGCATCTCTGGAGGTTTTCTCCTGCGGAGACTTCAAACAGCAGCTTGCTGATATGATGCAGGAATTCAAGGAAACATTCGTAAAGGAACAACCCTCGCAAGAGGTTGTTATAAAAACACAAAACTATTCGGAAGGAGGAGAAGGGGTATTGGACGAGAAGAATAAGCTGATGGCCGAGTTTGGCCTGACCGCCGATATGCTCGACTTCAGCATTGAGGACTTTTCTCTGGAAGAGCTCCGGGCCAAGTTTGAGACAATGAAATCCAACGGCAATACCGAGCCTGCGGGCGCAGAAGGCAGCCAGGAGAATTTTGAGCTGGAAGGCCAGTTCATGCAGGAGCTCTTTACCGCTCTGTATGCGGAGACCATTACAACCGATTGGGGCTCCATGCCTCGTTACTGGTTCGTTGATTACGACCGGGACGCCTCCGAGGTCTACGCAGAGGACTATGAGAACGGGTGGAACCTGTATGGGTTCCCGTACTCTATGGACGGTGACCATGTCGTTATCGACTTCAAGTGCGGAAAGCGCAAGAAGTATTCCATTGTGGACTTCGATGAGGGTGAGCAGGCGGCTCCCACGAGTAAGCTCTTCGAGCTTGTGACCAAGCGGTTCAGCGAGGTCAACACCGAGTGGGAGCAGAAGTTCCAGAAAGCGACCGAGGAGGCCATGGCAAACAGTGAGGAGCTGGCCGCTCTGCGCAAGTTCAAAGCTGACGCCGAAACTGCTGAGGAGCAGGAGAAGCGCAAGGAAGTGTTTGCCCAGTTTGGAGACCTGGCTGGCGTTGAGGCATTTGAGAGCCTGCGTGAACACTGCCTGGAGTTTGACCTGGAGACGCTGGAGGAGAAGTGCTTCGCAATCCGTGGCAGAAATGGCACTGCGGCGAAATTCTCCCATGAGCCCAAAACGCCAAAGCTGCCGGTGGAGAAGCATGACACTGAGCCTGAACCCTACGGTGGTCTGTTCGCCAAGTATGGGGTCGCTGCACCCGGTCAGCATAATTAAATTTCATACAAGGAGGAGTCAAAAATGGCTGATACCAAATATACCGTTATTCGCACCGACCTGATGAGCGGTACGAAGCAGCCCGCTGACCTTGTCTCTCTGCGTTTTTACGATGCTGAGGGCAAGACTGCGGAGGTCGAGAACGGCGTCATCGTCAAGCTGGAGGGCTATGAGGACGGCGAGCGCGAGGTGATGAAGGCTGTCGCCGCCACCGCTGGCGCTGACCTGAACGAGTGTGCCATCGTGGCCGGTGTTGAGGTCATGTACGATGAGCGCAAGAAGAACCTGGACGAGTTTATCAACGAGGCGGGGAAGGCTACCCGTGGCTATATCCCCCGCAGCCGCAACATTTTCTCTGTGACAGCAGAGGGTTTTGTTGGCGGTACTGTGCCCAAGAAGGGTGATACCGTCGGCATCGGCGCTAACGGCAAGATTGCCGCTGGTGGCACAGGTCTTGGTGTGTGCGTGGATGTGGAGGTCGTTGGTCGCCATACCTATTACGCCATCAAGATTGACAAGACTGAGAACTAAGAGAGGAGGTACATATAATGCCTGATATGAAAGATATTGTCAAGGTTGCTGTTGACGCCTACCACGGCAATGTGGAGCAGTATTCCGTTGGTCAGTCCCAGGAGGTTCTGCGTAAGGCCCTGGTCGATGCCAACGGCGGCAGCACCAAGCTGGACTACCGCAAGATTCGTGACGGCGAGTGCAAGGGTTTGTTTACCCTGATTGAGCAGATTCTGTCCCGTACCGCTGTTGAGGGCCTGCAGGGCGACGAGTATTTCAACGCTCTGGTGGACTTCCGCAATATCGCCGAGGGCGATAAGAACCTGTTCCTGATTGAGGACAGCAATCTGTTCATCGTCTCTGAGGCCGCAGACGGTACTCAGGGTATCCGGCGTCAGCGCCTGAGCGGCATCAGCGAGACATCCATTCCGACTTCTCTGAAGGTCGTAAAGATTTACGAGGAGCTGAATCGTGTTCTGGCTGGCCGTGTGGACTTCAACACCTTCATCAACAAGGTGTCCGAGTCCTTCCGCAAGAAGCTGCTGAACGATGTTTACACTCTGTGGAGCACCGCTACCGCCAATGACTTTGGCGGCACTACCTACTTCCCTGCCGCCGGGGCCTATGACGAGGATGAGCTCCTGGAGCTGATTTCTCACGTCGAGGCCGCCGCCAACGGCAAGCCCGCTACCATCATCGGCACCAAGAAAGCCGTTCGGAACCTGGCTCCCTCTATCCAGGGCACCGAGTCCAAGAGCGACCTGTACAACATGGGCTATTACGGGAAGTTCTACGGCTCTCCTGTGGTCGTCACTCCCCAGCGCCATAAGGTTGGCTCCACCGAGTTTGTCATGCGGGATGATGTCCTGACCATCATCGCTGGCGATGACAAGCCCATCAAGTGCGTGTACGAGGGCGACCCCATTGTTATCATGGGTGACCCGCTGACTAACGGTGACCTGACTCAGGAGTACCTGTATGGTGAGAAGTACGGCATGGGCATCGTGCTGGCTGGCGGCAACGCTGGCATTGGCCGCTACGAGCTGGCCTAAGCAACAAACATTCGAGCGGGGCTCATATCGGGCCCCGCTCTTCGTATGAAAGGAAGGTCATTATGGCTAACGAAACAACCGGCGGGCGGGGCCGTCAGAACACCGCACCCAAAGATGCAGACAAGGCTTCCGCTGAGCTCAACAGGCCGGAGAAGCGTCCTGCTGTTCCAAAGGATGTTGACCCGCATCAGATTGTCACCGTTCGTAATGGGTTCCACGGGCGGCTTGTTTATAAGAGTCCCAAGACGGGAGAGCGGTTTGTATGGGAGGACTTTGGCGCAGAGCAGGATATGGAAGTTGCCGAGCTGCGCAATGCCAAAAGTGCAAACAAGAAGTATTTTGAGAACAACTGGTTTATGTTCGATGAACAGTGGATTGCCGAGTATCTCGGGCTGAGCCAGTATTACAAGTTCGCTATTCCGATTTCGGAGTTTGACAAGTTCTTTGAGAAGCCTGCCGCCGAACTGGAGAAGGCGCTTGACAAGCTGTCCAAGGGCCAGAAGCAGTCTGTGGCCTATCGTGCCCGGCAGTTGATTAGCGAGGGCGCTATCGACTCCAACAAAACCATTGCCACTCTGGAGAAGTGCCTGGGCGTCGAGCTGGTTGAGCATGACAGATAAGGGGGCCGACAGATGGATGAGGAACAGAAAGTCATCCCCGGCGTTCCCTATGATTTGTTTACCGGAGCTTTTCTCTCGAAAATTACGGAGTATGAGTTTTCCGGCATGACGGACTTTGAGCGGACTGCGACCGTGGACGGCTATATGAAGCGGGCTATCGCTGCTTTTAAGAAAATCTGCCAGTACGATTTGACCACAACGGCTGATGACAATGTGCGTGAATTCGCCGTTGAAATCGAGGAAGAAGACCTGGATGAGATTGTGGATATCGTATCTGAGGGTATGCTTGTGCAGTGGATGAAGCCCTATGTCTACCACCAGGACAGCCTGGAGAATATTCTGAACACCAAGGATTTCTCCACTTACTCCCCCGCTGAGCTGCTGCTGCGTATTGGAAACGCTCATGCTGCAGCCAAGAAGGATTTTACGAATATGATGAGGGAGTATTCGTATAATCACGGGGATTTGACGGATTTGCACCTGCATTGATGATTCAGACAACGGCAGGCGTACCGATGAGCGCCGCAGTTCTGGATAACTATCTCCGTTCTCTTATCAATCTTTTCTTTAAGATTCTCCCTCTTAAAGAGAGCGGCGAACGTTCCCTGGAGACCTATATGAAAAGTCTCCAGGCGGAACTTTTAGGGTGTAACGCTCTCGTGGAAGCCATCCACGATGATTCCATGTTTTTATCCCTTGCTTCGATTTTGCAATACCTCATCGACAATCCAGACTGTGATGTCGTGTTTGTCAGGCGTGAGGTATTTCGCGCAATCTCTATCTGCAACAAACTGAGAGAGAAGTACGCTGTACCACAGGAGGTGTAACGATGAATCCTTGGGGTACATATTGTTCACGGATTGAGTCGAAAGGCAGTACGAAGCGAGAGGCCAGGCTTCGCCGGGAGGCCCGAACTTTAACCAGAAAGTATCCAGACAGTCTGGCCTATCACGAGATGACGATTGACGATGTTGCCCGCAGCGTGGCTGTTATTGACTCGGACAACCTCAATCTCAAAACGCTCTGCTCGCTGCCGGGTGAAGACTTGAAGCATGGTGGGGTGGTAAGCTGGATGGATAACCACTGGCTTATTACCGCACGGGATGCCAACAATGAACTGTACACCAAGGCGACGATGCAGCAGTGCAACTATCTGATTCGATGGGTCTCCAAAGATGGGGAAATCATCGAACGGTGGTGCATCGTTGAGGATGGCACAAAATATCTGACCGGCGAGTACGGCGACAACGATTTCATCCTCGTCCGGGGAGATACCCGTTTGACGCTGACACTGCCGAGAGATAAAGAGACCATCCGGCTGAATCGTGACAACCGCTTCCTGATTGACGATTATGACTCCCCCAATGTGCTGGCCTACCGGCTGACAAAGCCATTTAAGCTGGGAGGCACATTCATGGGCAGCGGAGTCCTGAGCTTCGTGTTGCAGGAGTGCAATACTGAGGATAGCGACGACCTGGAAAGTCATATCGCAAATTACTACGACTACTTTCCAAGAACGACCGAGCCAGAGGTCGAGCCTCCTATTGAACAGGGGGCCGTACCGCCGGGCAAACCGAAAGACTCCGCAGCAAAGAAGGTGTGGCTTTAGTGCAGCTTGATGAATTTTTCAACTACAAGAATCAACTCATGAACGATTTGATGACGAGCGAACAAATCGTCTGTCTGCTGAACGACAGCGAAGAAGTGCGATGCGACCCGGAGCGGCTTGTTTACTCCCAGGTATTCCCATATGAGTATGTGCCGGATACCGTTGCACATGGGCAGACCTTTATCTGCTGTGATGTTGATATCCAGCGAGTTGAGAGCAAAACCTTCTTGCGGCCTACTCTATACATATGGGTATTTACGCATAAGAGCAAAATGCGTCTGCCGGAAGGCGGTGTCCGTGTGGACAAGCTGTGTGCCGAAATCGCTAAGAAAATCAATGGCAGCAGGTACTATGGTCTGGGGGAGCTGGAGTTCATGTCCTCCCGGCGGTTCGCTCCTATAACGGACTACCAGGGTAAAGTGCTCACTTTCCAGGCCAGAGACTTTAATCGGTTGTCGCCCAGCGGAAGGTCTGCTCCATCGAATAGGAGGAGTGGATAATGGCAACTCTCAACCTTCTGTATAAGCAGGAATATGCAATCAATGAGCACATCAAAATCCAAATCCCCACAGTTGGTGAGGTGTTGGATAACGAAGACGACTACTACACCATGGTGACCATGCTGACCGCCATGCCGGTTGACATGATGGTTCAGCTTGACGACATCGGTGTAGACTTCACAGCAATCAACGAATACGAACTTTTCCTGATTCTGTTCAATGCTTTGAAGGACAAGGATACCTCGTTAATTTTTGGTGAGCTCGATTTGAAGCCGTTCCGGTCTGCCGTCAATCCACAGAATAACACGATTGTTTTGCGGAATAAGGAGACGGGAGTGGTGATTGACCGTGGCATCCAGGGGCAAATTGCGAGCGTTTTGCGAAAGATACACAATCTGAAACGAAACAACCGCAAGCCAGCGAATCAGGAAGCGAGAGAGTATATGCTGCAACGAGCAAGGGAAAAGATGCGCCGGAGAAGTAAGCGCATGAACGACTCCCAGCTCGAAGAACTGATTGTCGCAATGGTAAACACTGAACAGTTCCACTATGGATTCGAGGGGACACGAGAACTCTCAATCTATCAGTTTAACGAAAGTGTGCGACAGGTTATCAAAAAAATTGACTATGACAACAGGATGCACGGTGTCTATGCTGGCACGGTCAATGCAAAAGAACTTAGCCAAGACGACCTGAATTGGCTAACTCACAAATAAGGGAGGTTTTTGATTATGTTTAATGTCAATGACGTTACCATCACCAGTCTGGAGACAATCACCGCCTTTGACATCACAACCGGCAACTTCAAGTTTGTGCTGGACGAGCTGCAGAGCGCAACGATTGCCCAGAGCCAGGACAAGACCGATATCACCGGCAAGCAGGGCCGTAAGCTGTCCAGCCTGAAGCGCAACAAGGCTGTTACCATCAGCGGCAACAACGGTCTGGTTTCTGGCGGCCTGATGGAACTGCAGACCGGCTGTGCCTTTGAGAACAAGGTGACCACGGTCATGTGGACTGACTATCTGGTTGTGAATGACAACCAGGCCATCACCAGCTATAAGGCTGTCGGCACCGCTGGCAACGAGATTGAGTCTGTCTATGTGAAGAACGCAGACAGCACGCTGGGCAAGAAGCTGACCCAGGGCGCTACCGCCGCCGAGGGTGTTTTTGCCTACGACCCCGCCACCAAGGTTCTGACCTTCTTTGAGGACGATACCGCTGGCACCAAGGAGATTGAGGATGGCACCGAAATCGTGGTGTACTACTTCCGTCAGATTCAGGCCGATGTGCTGACCAACATGAGCGACACCTACTCCGGTAAGTGCGCCCTGTATATCGACTGCTTCGGCGAAGATAAATGCGCCAACGTGTTCCGTATCCAGTTCTACATCCCCAAGGCCGACTTCAACGGCGACTTCTCCATCGAGATGGGCGACAACCAGGCTGTCCATGCTTTTGAGGCCGAGTCCCTGTCTGGCGCTTGCGGCAAGGTTGGCTCCGCCACCGCTCTGTGGACGTATACCATCTTTGGCGTCAACGCCGAGGACGTTGAGTAAGGAGGCGAATGGAGTATGCCAACTGCGGTAAAGACGTGCCGTGTGTGCGGCAAAAGCTATGCAGCCTGCCGCACGATGAGCAAAGCCGCAGGCGTATTCCGTTGGCAGGAGGTTGCGTGCTCTCCAGAGTGCGGCGCTGAGTATCTGCGCCAAGTGACAGAGGCCCGCAATCCTGCCCCTCCTGTGTCTAAGGCCGGTAAGGCAAGACGCAGGGCGGCTCCCGCAGTGGAGGCGGCCAAACCGGCAGATGAGCCGGTGGCTGAGCCCGAAAATCAGGCTCCGGCTGAGGCACCTGCCGAAACGCCTGTGGAAAACGAGTAACCAAGTGGGAGGGTGGAGTAGTCCGCCCTCCCCGTTTCCTTTCGGAGGTGTATATGCAGCGTATCAGAATGGTCATAGATGACCGCACTCTGGAGGAGTATGAGAAGCATTACTTTTCTATTCACACAAGAGCAAAGAAGAAACCGATAGCACGACCCTATCATGAGTCTATCAATGTTTGGATGATTATGAAAAGGGCCCCTATGAATGCGTTGAAGCAGAGGTGGAAAGACTTCATCGTTTGGTTCGTTGACAACCAAGGTTATTCTAACCTACGCATTGAAAAATGCGACTTGAGTTTTTCTACATACTATCCGAACCATCGCAGGCATGACGTGGATAATAGCTGCCCCAAGTTCATTCTGGATGGATTGGTCGAGAGTGGATTCATTGTAGACGACGACAGTGAGCATATTTCCAAACTGACTATGCGATGCTTTGTTGATACTAAACATCCACGAACAGTAATTGATGTCTACATCAAACAGGACAAAAAGGAGGATATCACAAATGGCAAAGACCGAAAAGAAAGTATCTATCGCTCTGTTCGACAAGATTGCGAAGGAGCATTTTCAGAATGAGGCCACCATTCAGTGGCATGAGGCTGAGGTGCGTGTGAAACGAACCCTCTCTCTCAAGGAGATGCTGAGCTTTGTTGACGAGGTTGTCGGCAGTTGCTTCCACGATGAGTTGGGATATATGCCGGAGGTCAAAGACTTCGCCATCAAGAGTAACATCCTGACCCGTTACGCCAACTTCTCTGTGCCGGATAACCTGGAGCACCGCTACCAGATGGTCTATGGTACGGATGCGGTGGATGCTGTCTGCGCCGTCATCGACACCACCCAGTTGCAGGAAATCGTCAACTCCATCAACGACAAGATTCGGTTCCTTTGCGACAGCAAGGCGAATCTGATTCAGGAGCGCATTAACGCTGTTCTGGAGACCATGGAAGAGATGAGCAACAGCACCAAAGATGTCTTTGGTGGGCTTTCTCAGAACGACCTGGCCGCTCTGATGAGCGCCATCACCGAGCATGGCCTGGATGAAAAGAAGATTGTCGAAGCGTATCTGGAGCAGAAGACGGCTGAGCGGGTTGCTGAAGAAGCCGCTGCGGCTGGACATGACGGGCCTGTGACAAAGGAATCGGACGCTACATGAATATCAACATGAGTTCCATCATGAGTAAAGCAAAGGCATTCAGCGAGTCCCCGGAGGGGAAAAGACGTATGAAGGCGTGCCTTGAAAAGTACGAAAAGGAAGGTCGGACTTCTACGGGAGCCGGGGACAAGCTGATAACCGAAAAGATGATGTTGGAGGCGGCGTCGAAACTCATCCATATGATGAAGACCACTGCCGCCAGCTACAACCTTCCAGAGTCTGTTATGAAGCATTTTGACAGCCTGAAATGTTCCGCTCCAGTTAAGCTGAACGACGGCGCTACGGTCATATATATATATTTTGAGGATGACCTACACCGTGATTCTCTGGAAGATGGTTCGGACTATTACGGAGGGAAATTCGGCGGATACACTGGCGAAGGTATCAACAATATTATCGCCCTCTTCAACAATGGCGCTAACGCAAAAGACTATACATATGGCTGGTGGAACGGGCATCATGCTACTGGAGATGGTGTCCTCAGAAGCGGATATGACAATGATTTCGCATGGACACGAAGCAAAAAAGAACGAGAGGCTTTGCATTTTATCCAGCAGGCCGTCATGGATTTCAACACAAGCTATGGTGCAGTGTATGGCGTGACTGCTACTGAGGGGGCAATATACCAATAAGTCTGTCCGGGAAAGTTACCAGCGGTGCTTACAGGATGTGCATTCGTATGCCTTCCCGATTTTGGAAGACGCCAGTCCCCAAGCACATACAGATACAGCCCTATTAAGCGTTCCAATCCGCTTTACGTTTTCTTTGGAGCCACAGAGCGGGCACGGCGGGAGCTTTGCAAGTTTTTCCTCCTTCTGTTTTTGGCGCTTGTATTCGGCGGTCTGTCTATATTCCCGCTCTCCCTCTTCCATCAACTCCTGCTTTTTCTGTGAACTTATTTGACGGTAGGCTTCGGTGTCAATCCAATTTCTGCAGTACGGACATATCGCACCCCTATCGCTGATTTCCTTACCGCAGTTTGGACAGTTGAATAATGCCATCTTATATCCTCCTTGGGTGTGATTATTGGTGTTCATACAGATATTAGCAGAAACGGATTGTGGATTCAATACAATAACACAAAAATGAAAGGCTTGGCTTTGTGCCAAGCCTTTTCTTCAACTTAAAGGACGGTGAGAAACGATGGCGAATGCAGATATTTCCCTTCTGTTTGGTGTATTGGGCGAAGGCTCTCTGAGCGGAGACAGCGGAAAGCTGATTCAGACTCAGCTTACACAGATTATGGCCGAGCTGAACAAGACTCCACTCAAGGTCAAGGTTGGAATCGACACTGCATCTGGAGGGGGAAGGTCTTGGAGCGGCCAGCTTCAACAGAAGTTGGACCAGATTAGCGCAAGCGGCAAGTTCTCTGCGCAGATATCTACCCTCAAGCTGAGCCCCGCCGCTGTTAGTGACTTCAAGAAACAGTTGGCTGCCGTCGTCAACACGGTTGGGCTCTCAACAGGGACGCAAATTACAATTTCCGCTGCCGGAATCGGCGAAATTAAGAGCAAGCTCAAAGACGCACAAGACGCAATCAAAAAGACCGGCACTGACGCTGACGAAGCGTCGAGAAAGATTGCCGAATTCAAGGTTCAGATGGAGGCTCTTGGCGGTCAAAAGAACACCGTTAAGAAGTCGATTGATGCGCTGGGCAAGAGCGCCACAACCGAAGAGGAAAAGGCCCAGGTTGCTGAGATTGCTGCCCGTTATGAGAAGTGGGCAATCGAAATTGAGAAGGTACGGGCGGCCAAAAAGGCCATTCCGACCGACCAGAGGGCTGCAATCGAAGCCGAAGGTGCTGCTATCCTAACCAACATTGACCGCATCAATACAGAACGTGCCACAAGGGAGGCCGCAGCTCGAACGGCAGAGGAAACCGAGCGTAGGAAGGTTAGCGCAGATAATAAGGCGACAGCCTCTCAGGAGCAAAAGAATTCCGCTTTGAGAGCGGGACTTACGCTTCTTACTCAAATGGAAAAAGCGGAACGAGATTGGGCTGCCGCACAGACTGGCTCGTCCAGCAAGAATTATGCGAGTATTCAGTCCGATATTGCAAGCCTGAAGGAGCTGAAGCATCAGCTTGAGAGTAACAAGATTTCAGTAGAGGAGTTCCGCAAGAGGTTGAGTGAGCTTCAGGCTTCTTTCTCTGCAAACTCGAACGCAATCAAGGGCACGGGCGAAAACATGAGAACCCTGAGCGCCCGCCTGGGAAGTCTTGCGCAGAAGTTCAGCGCATGGCTCAGCGTGTCTCAGGTTATTATGCTTGGCGTTCGGTCTATCCGGCGGATGGTGTCTGCAACCATCGAGCTGGACGATGCAATGACCCAGCTCAAGATTGTCACCCGTGACACATCGAAAGCCTATGAGGAATATCTGGGAAAGATTACTCAGATTGCTACCAAGATTGGCTCGGCGGTTCCAGACCTGGTTGACTCCACAACGACATTTGCCCGTTTGGGCTACTCTCTTGAAGAATCAACCGCTCTCGCAGAATTTACGGCTATGCTGCAGAACGTCGGCGATATTGATGTGTCCGATGCGCAGGACGCTATCACAGCTATCGTCAAAGCGTTTGGAGTAAGTGTTGACGAGATTGAATCCATTATGGACAAGCTGGTCATCACGGGTAACAATTTCCCCATTTCCGTGTCCCAGATTGCTGAGGGCATGAACAACGCATCTTCTGCTTTGGCTGCTGCTGGCAATACATTCGACCAGTCTGTGGCCTTGCTGACAGCGGCAAACACTACCATTCAGAACGCATCAAAGTCTTCCACAGGTTTGAGGACGATTGCCGCCCGTCTGCGCAGCACAACAACTGAGCTTGACGAACTCGGCGAATCTATGACTGAGGCACAATATGGCGAGCTTGTTGCGGCATTGACGAAGTATCACGTCGCTCTGACTGATATTAACGGAGAGTTCAGAAGTACATATGATATCGTCGCCGATATTGCCGCCATTTGGAACGACCTGAACACCATGGAACAGGCCGCTTTGGCTAACGCCATCGCCGGTGTACGCCAGCAGTCTGTGTTTTTCTCTATGGTGGAGCAGTTCCAGGAAGCATCTGGGGCCATGGAGGATATGGCTAACAGCGCAGGCACCCTCCAGGAGTCCTATGCAACATATATAGATAGCGTTACCGCGCACATCAATCAGTTCAAAGCGGCCTTCCAGAGTCTGAGCCAGACAACATTCTCTTCTGATTTCCTGAACGGAATCATTGACTTTGGAACTGGCATCTTGGGTGTTTTGGAAACACTGATGCGTTTGACCGATGTGTTGGGTGGTCTGAATGGAGTCTTGGTGAAGACAGCGGCCATTATCGCTATCATCAAGGCTGATGCAATTCGCGGGGCCATCTTCGGAGCAATCGCAAAAGTTCAGGGGATTATCACTGGATTGGTTGGTATATTCCCAAAGCTGATTTCTGCAGTCCAGATTTTCTCCGCCATGATGAAGGCTTCGGCATCCAGCACAACTACTGCAATCGCTGTATATGGGCAATCCACAACGGTTATCGGTAGACTCACCACAGCATTAAACGCCGCCGGTATTGCGGCGACCTCTGCGCAGGTAGCTATGGGTGTATTTGTTCTTGCCGCTGCCGCTATTGCAGGTGCAGTAGCTGTTTATTGTAATCTTCACAAATCGACTGAAGAGCTGATTGAGAGTTCCAACGAGCTCAAAGAGTCCTTCCGGGCTGTCAAAGAACAGGCCGAGGACAACATCACGACTCTGCAAGGACTGTCTGAGGAGTTTGTCCGTTTGGCAGATGGGGTTGACCGATATGGCCGTAATGTCTCTCTGTCAGCCAACGACTATGAGCGATATAAGGAGATTATCGAACAGATTGTCGGCATCTCGCCAGAACTCATTGAGGGGTACGACAAGGAGAACGGCTACCTCGTAGACAAGAACAGCCTGCTGGAGCGGGCCATTGAACTGCAGGAGCAGGAGTATCGGAACGAACTGCGCCGCATGACAACGACCTCCAATATTTCCACCGCCGTTGCCGGGTCGGTCGCTACCTACTCTGACCTGGAGTTTGGAGATGCCCTCAAGACAGAGACCTCTTTGACGAATGCCATTTACAGGCTGTTCAATGTGAATGAGCGCAAGGATATCCCAAAAGAGATGGAGAGCGGCGAGTTCCTGGCGCGGCAAATCATGGAGGCGCTTGGCGTTGAGAACGTCGATAAGGAGCTGGAGAAGTATTTCAACGAGCATGGATATTGGCAGTCGGGCTGGTTCTTTGACGACTATATCGACCAGATTGCCGAAGATATCGGAAGCAGCCGCAGCCTGATTCTTCCCCGTATTGACTTTGAAGCCGCCGGATTTGAATCCAGCGATGACTTTGTAAATGCGGTTGAGGAGGTCAAAAGCGCCGCCAGCGAATACTCCGATGTTCAGAGTGAGCTTGCCCAGGCCAACAAGGATATCGCCGACCAACTGAAACTTGTGGCCGAGAGCAACCAGCAGTACGCAGACCTCAGTTCCAATGCGAGGGAAATCATTTCCAATTTTGTCAACTCCTTTGGGGTGGATGACATCACAAAGGCTGGGTGGTTTGGCGGAAAGGTTATTGACGAAGACGCAATCAACCGAATTAAGGTTGAAATCAACGAATTTGTCGAGAAATTCACGCCAGAAATCCAGGAGCTTGTTGATACAGGTTTCTCCCTTCAGCTTGGCTTGGATGTTGACGGCAGCGAGCTGTCTGTCGAGGAGTACCGGCGCAAAGTCGAGGAGCTTCTTGATGCGATTGACGATGTGGAGGACGAGGATTTACAGCTCTATATCCGCACATCCCTCGGTATTGACGAGGACTCCACAACTCTGAACAATGATATTGAGAAAGCTGTTCAGCACGCAAAGAATTTGTTGCAGGACGAATTCGATGACGAGGTCAGCAATCTCTCTATCAGCGAGGTCTTGCAGATTTATTACAATATTTCTGCGAGCAAGAACAGCATGACCTTTGAGGAGCTTCAGGAGAAACTGGAGTACCTCAATGTTGACTGGTCTAAGACGATTAACGTTTGGGACTTCTCTTCCGTAGTCGATGGGCTGAGCGACATTGAAAGCGGCGTATCTGATGTGGCAAGCGCTATGAACACGCTGCAGTCCGGCACGGCACTGACTGTTGCGGAGCTGGCGAAGCTCGCCATGAAGTACCCAGACCTCCTGAAAGCGTCCGACCTTTTCACAGACACATCTATCTCCAATCAGCAGGAACTTCTCAACTCTGTTCTCGGCTCCTACGAGGCCGAATATGATGCGCTTATTGACACGAAAATTGCGGAGCTTACCGCAACCAATGAGCTTATCCAAAAACAAATTGAGCTGGAGAACGAGAAGAAGAACAAGGTCGTGGAGATTGCAGACCTTCAGGCCAATGGCAAGCTGGACTCTGAGGCTGCATATCAGCGCCTTTTGAATGAGTTGCATGACCTTGAAGGACAGAACTTCGTGACATACAGCGATGGGGTACTGGATGTCAACGAGGAAATGCTTGGGAAGATGCTGGAGCAGCAGGGTGATGAGGTCGATTCCTCTAAGCCAATTTGGGGAGCGCTCGGTGATATGATTATCGAGGGTCACTCCGATGGTCTGACCGGGGCGCTGAAGACCTTCCCGCAGTATCTGACAAAACTCAAAAGCTGGGCAGGAAGTTCTCTGAAAACGCTGCTGTCTAATATTGGAACCAATATTGGTAAGGCACTCGCGGGCGACACCAGCTTTGTCGGCCTGACCGACGGCATCCAGAACCTTGGGCAAGTGTCTGTCGGGAATGTAACGATTGAGACGCAGATTGAGGGCGACTACACCATTGACGGGAAGTCGGTTGACGACTGGTCTGCAGAATACAAGGACAACATCGAAAAGAGAGTCCAGACGCTCACAGACCAGATAACCGCCAACCAGACAATCATCAGTAACCTGGAGAAGATGAAGGGTCTCGACCTGAAATCTCTCTATGGTGGAAGCGGTTCGTCCTCAAAGAATGGGAAGACGAGCGATGAGGACAAGGACGAGCTTGAGGAGTATCTTGCCGATATTGATGCTTACTACGAGGCGCTAAAGCGGCTGGAGGCAATTCAGATTCGGCTGAGTTCCTTGCAGTTCGGCATCGAAAATGCCGGGTCTGAACGGGAAAAGATTGCTTTGACCCAGCAGCTCATCAATGTGTACCGTGACGAAATCGACGCCCTTGAAGTGCTGAATTCCTTGAGGAGCGACACCATCCGCAATGGCATCAAGGAGCTGGAGGCACTTGGTTTTGAGATTGACTACAACTCTGAGACCAATGAGTTCATGGTGCGCAACATGGAGCACCTCAACGAGCTTGAGGGCGATACGCAGGAGCAGACCAATGAGCTGCGTGAGAGTACCGAAGACCTCATCAATACGTTGGATGACCTGAACACCGCCAATCAGGAGGGGGCAGACTCTCTGCGGGATTTCAACGCCGAGATTCAGAAGGCAAAACAGAATGTCATTGACTATCTGAAAGACCTGGTCACCACGGCGAGCGATGCCGTCGATGAGATTCAGAATGTCTTTGATGTGCTGAAGGCTGCCGCCGATGAGTTTGCTGACAACGGCGGCTTTATTTCCGTTGACGCATTCCAGAAAATTATCGAGCTCGGCCCGCAGTATATGCAGTACCTCCGAGATGAAAATGGTTTGTTGGTCATCAACGAAGAGAGTATCAACCGGGTCATTGAGGCCAAGGTTCGGCAACTGGCCGCAGAGCAGGCCCTGACCTATGTGGAGCGCATCCGGCTCGCTCTTCAGGAGGGGGCTATCGAGAACCTCGACACTCTGCTGTTTGCAACCACCAAAGCTACAGACGCCACATTCGGCCTTGCCTATGCGGAGCTGGAGCTTATGCACAGTATGGGCGACTTGAACGACAGCCAGTATGCGGCGGCACTCCACAACATTCAGGCTATTGAGGATTTGGCAAATACCACGGTGGCCGGTATCGGCAAGGTATCCGGTGAGTATAGCGAGAACCTCAAGAAAGAACTTGAGAATATGAAGGCCGGTCTGGATGACATTCTCAAGTATGTTATGGATATGCTGAAACATCGTATTCAGCAGCAGATTGACGCACTTGAGGGGCTGAAAGATGCCTATGCCGATATCATCGACCTTCGTAAAGAGGCTCTCGACGCCGCCAAGAAGGAGGCTGAGTACGAGGATAAGGTTGCAGATAAGGTGAAGCAAATCGCCAAGCTCCAGGAGCAAATCAATGCACTCTCCCTGGATGACAGCCGTGATGCGCAGGCGAAGAAAATCAAGTTGGAGGAAGAGATGGCAGAGCTTCAGAAGGAGCTTGCCGACGACCAGTCTGATTACGCCGTTGATGCGCAGAAGGAAGCGCTTGACGATATGCAGACGGCATATGAGAACGAGAAAGACGCCGAGATTAAGGCTTTGGAGGAGACCATCAGTAGCTATCAGAAGTTGTATGATATGGCCATTGCCTATATTGAGGAGCATTGGAACACGCTGTATGACGAGCTGATTGCATGGAACACAGAATATGGTTCTGTGCTCAACTCTGAAATCACTACTGCATGGGAAAATTGTTTAGCTGCTGCACAGCGGTATGGCAGCTACGTCTCCGCACTCAACAACATCGACGCTGATATCGCAGCCTCCACCAGTGGTGGCACTACCAGCACGGGCGGAACCACCAACAACAGGGTCGTCGGCACCACCGGCAATCACAGCTCCAGCTCCAGTGAGGACTCTATCCACGCCATTATCAAGGAGATGTACGCCAACAGCCAAGAGCATCACACAGCCACCCAGGAGCGCAAGAAATGGCTTGATAACCGTAACTTGCAGCTCGGCACGATGCTTTCCCAGTATGGCGTCAAGACCCACCGTGACAACGGCACTTGGTATATGGACGGTTCCAGTCAACTGCTCTACGATAAGTACCGCAAGTACATCTACCACAAGGGCGGTATTGCTGGCGATAACCCCACCCTAAAGCAGAATGAAATCATGGCAGTGCTCGAAAAGGGCGAAGCTGTGCTGGATGAGCAGAAGGAGAAGGGGTTGTACCGGCTGGTCGAGTTTGCCACTACGCTGTCGGATAAGTTCGCGGAACTGATGAAGTCCACAGATATGCGGCAGACTCTGGCGGGCACTGGCGGCTTGACAGATGCAAAGGCCGATGTTCCGGCCAACATCTCTGACAACCACGAGATTCGTATTGAGTTCGGTGACACCTATATCACCGGCACCAATGAGGAGACCGTGGAGAAGCACCGTGCCATCACCCGGCAGCAGGCCAACGAGCTGCTTGACCAGCTCAACATCAAACGATAAGCGTTTAGAGGGAGGCCGCAAGAGCCTCCCTCTACGCTATTTCAAACGGAGAGGAAGTGAGGAAGCTGTTCAATAGTTATGAGTTTTCTTTTGCGGGCGAATCTTCGCTCATGTACGGTCTGATGATTTACGACATCGGCAGTCATACGCAGAGCGATGTCCCGTTTGGGAATATCGCAAAAATTGTTGAGACCAGAACGAACAACCGTATCCGGCCCATCCACTATGGCGTCAACTATCACAGCTCCCCGCTACAATTCAAGTTGGTGTTCGGGTCGCTGGAACCGCTGGACAGATATGAGATGGAGAACATCGCCTTTTGGCTGACCGGCCATCAGGATTACCAATGGCTCTCTATCGACCAACCCGACTTGGAGCGGGTGCAATTCAGATGCCTTATCACACAGTTGCAGCCCATCACAGACGGATGGATTCCCTATGCGTTTGAGGCAACGGTTGTGTGTGACTGCCCGTATGCTTACGGATTTCCGTTTGAATACAGGTATGATATCAATGGAGCGGCAGACATCCTGTTCCGAAACGACAGCTCCGTCCGGGAGTATGTCAAGCCAATACTTACCTATGTGCCCACTTCCGGCGGTACTTTGAGTATTGTAAACCACAACGACAACGACCGGGAGTTCAAGTTGACTGGAATCCCATCGTCCATTACGGCGGTGATTGACAACGACAATGGCATCATCCAGGATACCACGTCTAATGTCAATCTGTATGACGGATTCAATCTGAATTTCTTCCGGTTTGTTCACGGAGATAACAACCTGACCGTGACCGGGAAGGGGCCGCTGATTATCTCTGGCCGGTTGCTGTATAACGTCGCAGGGTAAAGGGAGGGAGCGAAATGTATCTTGATTACTCCAAACTGGAGTTTGACGTTAATGGTCTGCCGGAGACGCCCCAGCTTGTGCTGAAAACCCTTGGCGACAAGATGGTCGGTATCATCCCCGGCGTCCACAATCTCAAGCTAAACATCAAGTTCTCCGAACCCAGCGAAATCTCTTTCGATATTCCTGCGGTTATCGACGGCGAACCGAACCCACTCTATGACGATGTGACAGGGTACAAACAAATCTACACCAAGTGTTACGGTGTGTACGAGACGATGAACCCGGAGACCGAAGCCGACGGCATCATGGAGGTCAAGCACGTCAAGGGCTACTCTTATGAGAAGACCTTGGAGAGTAAGAAGCTGTTTCTGGAAGAAGGCACATTCAACTTCTGGAACCCCGGCTCCCAAACCGATACCGTGCTTGGCCGGATTCTGGAGGTGGCTATCGGGTGGAGCGTCGGGTACGTCTCCCCGTCTCTGATTGGTAAGTACCGAACATTCGACCAGTACGATGACTATCTGCTCTCGTTTATGTACAACCACGCCCCCGAAAAGTACCGGTGCGTGTTTGTATTCGACACCTACAAGAAGACCATCAATGTTTACGATGCAGACGAAGAGCGGCCCACGCTGCCCGTCTATCTGGACTTTGACAACCTGATTGAGTCTCTTGGCATCGAGGAGAAGAGTGACGAGCTGGTCACGGCGATTCGGCCTTATGGTTCGGATGAGCTAAGTATCCGCAATGTGAACCCCATTGGAACCAACTGGATTTACGACCTGTCGTACTTTATTGCCAACGGGGACATTCGGGAGCCTCTGGCCTCCAAGTGGGTATCGTGGCAGCGAAGTATTCTGAACCGGCAGGAATACTACCGTGGCCTGACCGGCCTTCGTGCGTCTGCAACCGCAAGACTGATGACCGCCCAGGCCGCGCTTGCCGATTTGAAGGGCGAGCTTGAAACACTGACCGCTCAGCAGAGCGTGACTATCCAGGCACACGCTATGGAAATCACGTCTGCAGGAAAGACATACCAGCAATCTCTGCTGGACGATATCAACAGAAAAATTGCCGCCAAAACCAGCGAGGTCAGGGCACAGGAGAGTACCATCGCTTCTATTGAGCGGGAGCTTGACCCGACTGTTCCATCTTCCTATGCGGGGCAAATTCAGGCCATCGCAAACGAACTCTCCATCTCCAACTACTTCACAGAGGCTGAATATCGGGAGCTCTCTAATTTTTTCATTGAGCAGGACATCACGGAGGACACATTTGTTGCGACGGATGTGGATACCACAGTTTCTGGGCAGTCCTATCCCCTGTCAAACAACAGGCTGGCTGTATCCGGCTCGGATATCTCCGGCATCGACCTGAGCGCCCAATTTGGCAAGAGGATGTATACGATGTCCGGCGGCACGTTCTCTCTATCCGGTTCTAACGCTATCTCTGGCGACATCATCCGTGGTACGCTCGAAGTAGGCGGGAACAGCTATGTTCTGAGCTTCTATGCAGGGACGCTTCGTGTGAACAACAAAACGGCGGCAAGCGGCATGGTCACGATGTCCGGGACATTGTCCGGCTTTTCGACCAATGTTAGCCCCACGACCACGAGATACCCGACAGACCTGGGAGAGGATATCTACATCACGACAGACGAGGGGACAGCCCTCAGCTTCAATGCGTCCGGTTCTATGTATTTAACGGCGAATGTCAGCGACTATCAGCGGTATTCGGTCGAGATGGAGCTGTATGAGTGGGCGGTGGATACGCTCGACGATGTTGCAACGCCGACCTATGAGTTCTCGGTTGATTCCGCAAACTTCATTTTTGCGCAGGAGTTTGCACCCTTCCGAAACCAACTGGAGCTTGGCAAGGGTGTATACCTGAACGTGGGCGGCAGGCGGGGGAAATACACGATTACCCCGTATATCATTGAGTTCGAGCTTGACTTCGAGGAGCGGAACCAGTTTTCAATCGTATTTTCCAATAGGTTTAAGCGTCATGACAACGTGAATACCTTGAAAGATATGATTGAGTCCAGCTATTCCACAAGCCGGAGCTTTGACGCAAGCAAGTACATCTACAATCAGACTGTCGGGCA